GGCGCTGCGCAGGCGTCGGGCGACCAAGGCGCTGCGCAGGCGTCGGGCGACCAAGGCGCTGCGCAGGCGTCGGGCAACCGAAGCGCTGCGCAGGCGTCGGGCAACCGAAGCGCTGCGCAGGCGTCGGGACACCAAGGCGCTGCGCAGGCGTCGGGACACCAAGGCGCTGCGCAGGCGTCGGGCGACCAAGGCGCTGCGCAGGCGTCGGGCGACCAAGGCGCTGCGCAGGCGTCGGGCTACCAAGGCGCTGCGCAGGCGTGGGGCTACCAAGGCGCTGCGCAGGCGTCGGGCGACCAAGGCGCTGCGCAGGCGCTAGGCAAGCACTCCACCGCCCTAGCATCTGGCGAGGGCGGCAAGGCCAGCGGAAAAGACGGCAGCGCCCTGTTTCTAGTCTACCGATGCCCTTCAACCGGCGCCATTCTCCACGCTTGGGCCGGGATTGTTGGGCAAAACAATCTCAAGCCCGATGTGTTCTATACCCTAAACCCTAACGGCCAGCCGGAAGAACTGGCCTAACTCAAGGACAACATAGCCATGCAAATCGAAAAGAATATCCCCCTGCCCCCTCGCACATACAACAAGGCAGGGCGCAACACCCTCTACCCCTTCCCCAAAATGGGAATCGGAGACAGCTTTCTACTTAAGCTGCCAGCCGACCCCAAGAAGGCAAAGGCAAAGCGGAGCGTAATCTCTTGCCTGATGATCTACCACTCCCGCAAGCGGGGCACCAAGTATGCCAGCCGCAGCATTGCCGAAGGGCTCCGCGTGTGGCGCGTGGCATGAGGCATCTTGACCCGTCAGACCTGAACCCGGATGAGCTTCGCGATATCCTAGCGGACCTAAAGAGCCTCGGCGTTTCGCATAACAACATCGCGGGTTGGTTCGGTTATAAATCAAAAGCCACTGTTCACCAGTGGCTAACCGGCGCCACTAAAATCCCAGAAGCGGAGGCGAAGTTTCTCCGCAACGTGCGCCAATGGTGGGTGGAGAACAGTATCCCATGCTCGATGCCCTAGCCTTGGCCTATGCCCTGCATCTAACCTCTGGACCCCCACCGGCAGACCTCGTTTGCTTGGCGGAGGCTGTCTATTATGAGGCCAAGACCCAGACCGTGAAAGGCCAGCTTGCCGTGGCGCAAGTTGTCCTCAACCGGCGGAAGTCTCCGGCCTTTCCGCAATCCATTTGCGCCGTGGTCTATCAGAGAACGGGCGCCCGATGCCAATTCTCATGGGTTTGTAACGCAAGAACCCTGCGCCAAGCCAAAGACCCTCTGCAATGGGTAGTGGCGCAAGAGATTGCCCGATTTGCCATCATGGGCAAGCTACCGGACCCAACAAGGGGGGCAACTTACTTCCATGCTTCCTATGTTCAACCCCACTGGCCCCACCTACAAAAAACGATTAAAATCGGGGGCCACATATTCTACAAACCCCGCAAACAGACGGGGTAGGCTCTAAGGGCGAAATCGCTTGACGCCACGCTTTGGCTTGTGGCTTATCAACGGCGGAATCGCCTTTTTAGAGGATAGAGATATGTCGCAAACTCCCGCCACTCTTGCCCGCACCTTAGAAGTCTACCGGCACGAGTTGACCGAGATGCTTCGCCACATGGAACGGATGACCCTAGGGGGCAACCGGCGGCAGGAAGCTGCCGAGCATATCCAGCGCGCCCGACAGGCGGTAGGACTGGCGCGGGCGGCACTTATCGGCGGCGAAACTTAGTATTGACTGAGGCGCCCGAAACGGGCATAAACAATCCGGCTAGACCAACAAGGAACACCAACCCCATGTCTTTCGATTTTGCCACCTACGCCACCCCTTCCAGCACCGCAGCGCAGGCCCTTAAGGCCGAAGCTGACAGCAAGACCGGCGGCCTTAAGGCGCTGTCCACCGACCGCAGCGACCTCTTTCGTCTCAACCCCTACAACATCACGGTCAAAGACGGCTGGAACAGTCGCGACATGCGCGACCCTGACAATCAGGCGCATGTTGATGAACTGGCCCGGTCTATTGCAGCCATCGGCGTGCAGGAGCCGCTTACCGTTTACATGGACGGCGGCAAGCCCGTCCTGACTGACGGGCATTGCAGGCTTCTTGCCGCCCTGCGGGCTATTGAGACTTATGGGGCGGAAATCCGTTCCGTGCCTGTCAAGACCGAGCCGAGGGGCAGCGACGAAAAAGACCGTCTGCTTTCACAGATTATCCGCAACGGCGGCAAGCGGCTTTCGCCTCTCGAACAGGGGGGAGTATATAAGCGCCTGCTTAATCTCGGCTGGACCGAGGCTGAAATTGCGCGCAGGACTGGCGCGCAGCAAATCCAAGTGAGCAGGTATATTGATTTGCAGGCGGCGCCTGAGCCGGTTCTTGACCTTGTGGCAACGGGGCAAGTCTCCGCCACGCTCGCTATCGAGACGATCCAGGAGCGTGGCGACGAACAGGCGGCGGAAATCCTGACGGCGGCAGCCGAGACGGCTAAGGCGCAGGGCAAGAAGAAGGCCACCGCAAGCACCGTGGCCGAAGTCACAACCGGCGCCAAGCCTGAGCGTAAGAAGCGGGAGAAGGGCGTGCCTCCTCCGTCCCTGCCGCTTTACGAAGAAATGAAGGCTGTTTTGGATGAACTGCTTTTGCACTTGCCGGAATACGACGAAGAGGCTAATCCTGCCTTTGGGCGTGCCCATCGTCGCGCCATCCATACTGTGGCCCTCGTAGAAGGAGATTAACTTGACCGCCAAGCCCGCAGTCACCATTGCCGACTTCCCCGCATGGGAGAAGCGCACAAAGCACACACATGGCCCCGCCTCCGCGCAACTGCGCGGAGCGCGTAACCGGCGGATTATTTCAACCTTCGAGCGCGATGGCGTCGAATACCAGTTGCACGCTACCAAGGGTATTCGACGCATCCGGCGGACATTTTTGCAGGAGTCAAAGCAGTGATCGACCTCGCCAAGCAGATTAGCGCCACGCAGCACTTGCGCGTGTCGCGGCATAAGATGGCGCCTGCTTGGCAGGCGGTCCATGATTTCCTTGTGGGGCGGGGCTTCCATACCGCCGCCGGTCACATGGGCGATATCATGCGCCTGACTACCCCCTCGCAGTTTTGGGCAACGTGGCAGGCAACTGGCCACGATAGCTACAGGGCCTAGCCATGATTGCAGACTTTCTGACGGACCTGCGGGCGCGCAACTACAGCCCGCAGACCTTGCTGGCCTACAGCAAGACCCTACAGGCGGCACAGGTGGCGCTTGACCCCCTGTCTTTGATTGATGCTAGACCCGCCGATCTGCGGCGGTTCTTTGCCACTCAGGCACAGAACACAGCCACGACCAAGCTGCGCCACATTGCAGCTATCAAGACCTTCGCCAAGTTTGTAAGGCGCGATCAACCGGCGGCACCCCTAATCAAAACGGCGGCAACGCTGCAAGGCCCTCGCAGACCTAGGCACTTGCCCAAGGCCCTCAGCACCGACCAGACCGAGGCCCTTATCAGCCTCGCCTCCCGCCCGGCCCCTGAGCGCGAAGCCTGGAAGGTAGCACGCGACCGTGCGATTATATTGCTTTTGTATGGTGCGGGCCTGCGCTCTGCCGAGGCTCTAAGCCTACCGGCGGCAGTGGATGTAGACGCGGACGCGATACGTGTCATGGGCAAAGGTAGGCGCGAACGCATAGTGCCGTTGCTGCCAGTTGTGGCGCAGGCTGTGAACACCTACCGGCGGCTACGCTCGCCCGAGAAATTTCTTTTTGAAGGCTTCTCCGACCGAGATTTGCGCCGTCTTATGCAGCGGCTTCGCGAGGCTCTAGGGCTTCCTTCAACTGCTTCGCCTCATAGCCTTCGGCACAGTTTCGCCACCCACATTTACCAAAACGGCGGCGATATCCGAGTCTTGGCAGACCTACTAGGCCATGCTAGTGTCAGCACAACGGCAATCTACATGGCAACCGACGAGGCGACCTTGCTTGCCGTGGTGCAGCGATGCGCGCCTGAGCGATATGGAAAAGCTGCGGCTCAGAAGGCCGCTTAGAGAAAGGACTTAGACAGATGGCTAACCGCACCCCTTGGCCTAAATACGGTGAGCGTCAATATCGGATTGTAACCGATAAATGGGCCGGTTTTGAGGTCCAATTCAGGACATTTTGGAATCCGTTCTGGCGTATGCCGAATGTCAACACTAGCCGTACGCTACAAGAAGCGGAAGAATTAGCGCAGCGAATAGAATCTCGCTACTACACGAAGAGGGTTGTTAAATACCTAGGTGTCTTATCACCCAAGGATTAGAGGGGGCTGGCGCATGACTATCACCTTAAAAGAAGCGGTAGCGCAAGCGATATGCGCCGAAGACCAGAAGTTTGGTGGCGAACCGTGGGCCATGCTGCCAGAGGCCAGCCTTATCGGCGCAAAACGGCAATGGTATTATGCCCTTGCTGGCGCCGCCCTCGCCGCCGTAGGCCCTGCTATTCGAGAACGCTGCGCCGCCTACATAGATTGCGGATGCCCGCGTGGGCATGAAGCCGTGCAGGCGGCAAAACGGTTTGGCCACAACTCCGCCCAAAGGTGGAGTCTTTGTGGTGAGAGCATATGTGCGGCCTTGGAAGCACATGAGATTCGTAGTATGACGGACGAGTAGGAGAGCGACGCCATGGCCAAAGGCTCCAGCAAAGGCAAGAACGCCGCCAAGTGCAAGACTTACAAGACGGAGGGCAGGCGCGAGCGCAACAAGCTCCGCAAGCTCTTGAAGCATAGCCGGAAGCACAGCCATGACAAAGTAGCTCTTGCTTCGATTGCCAATCTACGTAAGATCGTCCCTGCTTCAATTCAAAAGCAGGACGGAACGCATGGTTAACCAATGGGTTGCAACCAATGGGGTGCAAAAAGTTACGGCCCCCAGCCGACCCTTGGCTATAATCGCCGCACTCGCCAAAGCCAGCACTAACCCAAACTACCGTTGGCCACACGCTGAGCGTGATGGTTGGCGGGTGGAGCAGACCACTTGAACGGCTTCACCAACCAAATGCGCCTACTCGTAACCGGCGGGCGAAATTTCGATGAAGCGGCCCTAGTCTACGACGTTCTGAGCCAGTTGCACCGCCACTACGCCATTGGCGTCCTCATTCATGGGGGCGCCAAGGGTGCAGACAGCCACGCAGGTCATTGGGCTTGTCTCCATAGCGTCCACCAAGTCATCTTCCTGCCTGACTGGAAGCGCCATGGGCTCCTGGCGGGGCATGACCGGAACACGAGGATGCTAACGGAGGGCAGCCCAGATGCCTGCGTCGTTTTTCCAGGCGCCAGAGGCACGAATGATATGGCGAAGAAGGCCAAGACTTACGGGCTTCCCGTCTGGAAGCCTTTTTCGCCTAAGAATAAGCCGCCCTTTGAGGGCTTCACTCTCTGCACGAGGCACGTGATCCGATATGCTACCTAGCCACTATATCAAAATACACGACCACGGTTTCGTGGGCCTCGTGGACCACATGGGCAGCGACGCTGCCATTGTGGAAGCGGCACGAGTGTCCTATCAAACTGGCACCAAGCCGACGAGGACTGACCGGGCGCTTATCCGCTACCTTATGCGCCATAAGCATACCAGCCCAATGGAAATGTGCGAAGTCAAGTTGCACATCCGCGCTCCGATCTTCGTGCTGCGCCAATGGATTAGGCACCGCACTGCAAGCGTGAATGAAGAATCTGGCCGCTACAGCGAAATCCGCGAAATGTTTTTCTCCCCTGCTTTGGGCGACTTAGCGCCACAGTCGCTAGACAACAAGCAGGGGCGGGAAGGCGAATTTTCGCCGCACAAGCAAAAGACTATTCGCAATGTCATTGAGGCGAATAACGAATATTCGTTTGCGTCTTACAGGGCACTACTTGGCGAAGACTTGGCGCGGGAACTTGCCCGCATCACCTTGCCCTTGACGGCATACTCTTCGCTTTACTGGAAGATCGACCTTCATAACCTTTTGCACTTCCTGACGCTCAGGACGGACAGCCACGCGCAAAAGGAGATTAGGGACTACGCGGATGCTATTCTCAATATCATCCGGCCCCTGTTCCCTTATGCCGTAGAGGCGTGGGAGGACTACCAGCAACAAGCCAAGACGCTTTCACGCATGGACCTAGACTTGCTTGCGGCCCTTATCCGGCGGTCAAATATCAAGACTCAGTGGGTTGACATGGTTGAAGAAGCGAGAGGCGAAAAAGCCTTGGCGGAGAAGTTCGGTATGAGCGGGCGGGAGTTGCGGGACTTTGTTCTTTTATTTGATTTGCCGGATTTCTAAAGACAACGTAAAAGAAAAGGAGATAGACATGACTGATGAAGATGACTGTAAGCCACCACTGGCATTGCGGGACCGTTATGGCACCCATTGGGTTGTGCGGCGCGATGAAATGCGCGGCGATCTGACGCCAATTCTGATGGATTGGATGATATATGATGGCGTCGGACAATGGTCGTATTCTGAGATTTGCGCCGAATTTGGCTGGCGCTACCTCGCCCCCGTCACCCTGCCCGCCACCGTCCTCGCGCTGGTGGAAGCGTTGAAGCACGCCGATCTGCAATTGGGATACATCGACCAACGCAGCCCGTCAGGCACTACGCCAGCCGTTCGCGCTCAGATTGGCGCCGCCCTCGCTCTCTACCGGGAGACGGGGCGATGAACGTGGTGACGGAGGAGATGGTGGAGGTTGCGTTTAAGGCAGCCCGTCAAGGCCAGGACGCATTGGCTCCTGGATGGATGCAACGCGCCCTCGCCGCCGTCGCGCCCCTCATCGCGGCACAGGAGCGGGAGCGGTGTGCGGTGGTGGTAGAGGCACACCAGGCTGAAGTGCAGCGTAACATTGACGATAATATTTCGGAGGTTCGGGTAGTCCAGATAGTGCCATCCGACAATTGGCCGTTGATAAAGGCCCGAGACTGGCTAAAGCACACAGCCGCCGCACTCCGCGCGCTTTAATTATTCTAGCCTGTTTGAGGGTAAAGCCGAACCAGAAACTGTTATTGGTTTTTTTTCGGGAGACGATTGGTGGTGTGAATCCACGGTAGCAAAAACATTCGATCCAACACACTGGCGCCCCCTACCCACCCCGCCTCAATAACCCCCAGCCATCTTGACGACGCCAGAACCTACCCGGCGCCGAACGATTGGCAGCAAGTTCATAACCGCGTAGCCAAGGGCGTCATGAAAAGCACAAAAGTATTTTTGATCGTCACACCCCATGCAGACCTGCGGCTCAGTGGGCGAAGTCAATTGATTGCTGAATGGGCCGCAAAAGCGGGGTATGAAGTTAGAATTGAATGCCCTAAGGAGTTGCAAGGCATATCACTAAAGCAAGTTTGGGTGGACGAGTTTTCTACCTACGAAATCAATCAATAACCCCCCGCCATCTTCACAACCCCTGAGCCAATCCGCCTACGCGAAATAGGCAACAAGTTCATAACTGCATAGCCAAGGGCGTCAGGCAAGTGAGTGTATTTGCCTTGTGCGACCTTGGCGACGTTGCCGTTATCATCAAAGCCAAGGCTCTCCAAAGACGTAATCAGTTCCTTGCAGCGCGGATGGACAAACAGCCGGGGCTTACCGGCGGCTGATAGAAAGGCGCCGTTCACGATATTGATACGGTCACTGACAAGTGGGTTTTTGCGCGGCATAACAAGTTTGAAACCCATGCCTCGCAGGACGCTATGGTTCGTATTGCCGCCCGCAGAGGTATGCTGCTGGTTGCCAGAGGCATCAGGGTAGATTGTAATATTCCTGCCTTTGAAGCGTTCCGAAAGAATGTCCGCATAGCGTTGGATGGTGGCGTTCGGCAATAATATTTCGTCAATAGCGCAGAAGCACTCTTCGCCCTCTCCATTCAGGAACTTAACCATAACGATGCCAGACATCGGAAAGCGGTTGAAGTCCAAGCCAAGGTGAAGGTTACACCGTTTGTCATCATCAATATGGGAGATAACATGCGTGCTGCGTTGGAAAGGTTGGTAGACCTTGCCAGTAGGCGACTCGAACGACGCTTCAAACTCGGTCCTGAACTCATAGGGGTTCATGCTTTGCCGGGCTTCTTCAATTTCTGAAGCAGGCACAATCCCAGCATCCACGGTCTTAATGGTATAACTAAACCAGTTTTTCTTGCCGGGGTCTAATCCATCGCAGTAGGCTTCGTAGAACCACTTACTACCGGCGCTGACTTTAGGGGTGCCAAGGAACAAAGCATCCCCCTGCTGGTCAGCCAAGGCAGGGCGAACAATTTTAGTCCACATCACTTCAGTAATGTCGGCAGCTTCGTCAAAAATAGCAAAAGAAATCGAAAGACCTCGCAGGCGGTCTGGCACTTCGGCACCAAAGAGGCGGATCATGGTGCCTGTATTCTTCAAGACAATCGACATATCGCTACGATTGATTTCAGAGATCATCTCAGGCGGAATGCTGTCCATCAACTCGCGCCACATGATCTGCTTGGCCATCTTCAAAGTAGGCGCGATATAAACCACAAGCCCTTTTGAAACCGCATTGGCGGCACGGTATAGCTCGTGCTTGCTAAGGAATGACTTGCCACTTCGCCGCCCTGCCACTACCACGCGGTAGCGACATGGGTGGAGATAGACATGCGCCTGCCAGGGCATAAGGCCGAGGTTGCTAGTCGCCCGATCCGCTAAAACAGGATTGGGCTCCCACGTCAGTTTGTTAATCGCGTTCATTCGTCGCCTTCAGATACATCCTCGGAATCAAGCACGGCACGCTTCTTCACGATCATCGGCATGATTTCTTCCTTGGGCTTCATGAGACGGCGCAAGTCATGGACGTTGCGTTCTTCCTCGTTGGCCTTGGAGACGGCGGTGACAAGCTGGCCAATCGACTTGGTAAGGCGGTTGAGTTCCACACGGACACTAGCAGGGTTTTCGCGAGTCTGTGCTTCCCCCTCCAAATGCTCAATTTCAGTCTCAAGCAGATTGGAAATGCGGTCGATAATGCTATCAAGGCGCTTTGACCGCTTGCGCGTCGTGGTCAAACGCTCCGCAATCTGTGCGGCTGAGGACAAAATCACTTCATCTTCACGGGCTTTGTTGCCTCGCAGAAGGGATAGCGCCTCTGGTGAGGGCCTTCCGGTTTCATCCATCCCCATGACCATCATGGCGCGGGCAGCGTCGGCTACGCGAGGCTCTAAATTTCGCGTCCAATTGTAACGCCGAATACGATTAGAGATGGCTTGTGACGTGACGCCTTTGGCTTCAGGCAGGCGGGCCAAATCGCTTAAAGCCCAGCCAATCCTATAATAATGCTCAATAACATCCCAATTTGCACCAGACTTCCACTTGCGCGCCTTTTGCTTGCGCGGCGCCTTCATATCGGGGCGAATAGGCGTCACTTTCTCGGCCTTGTCGCTTGACATGATTAGATTCTTCCTAAAAAACGTTACTAACGTTGTTTATCCACTCGCTCCCATGTTAAAGTCAAGGCTGCATTGACTTCTTGCCCGCCAAAGCGTTACCCCTGCAACCTTATATTGCTTTTCAGGATTTGCATCATGGCCGTCACTGACCTTGCACCGGAATACAGCGCCAACCAAGATGACTGGCAGATGATCCGGGATGTGCTGAAGGGAGCCAAGGCTATCCGAGAAGGCGGCCAGAAGTATCTACCTCAGCTTTCAGGCATGAGTTATGGGGAGTATGAAGCGTATAAGAAGCGGGCGCAGTTCTTCAACGCTTCTGCCCGCACGTTAAACGGCCTTGTCGGTATGATCTTCCGCAAGGAACCGGAGATTATCTTGAACGGGGCTGAAGTGTTGCGCCCTCAGCTTGAAACCTGCACCGTTGATAACCAACCATTTACTGTTTTTGCTCGCGCCATTGTCCGTGAAATTCTAAGCATGGGTCGCGTAGGCGCATTGGTAGACGCGCCTACCAACGGGGGCACGCCCTACTTCACCACTTACATGGCGGAGAATATTACCAATTGGCGCAACATGCGCGACGATAACGGGCGCCTTGTTGCTAACCAAATCGTGCTGAAAGAAGATTTCCTTGTAGATAGCCAAACTGGTTTTGGCTCTGAGGAAGTGACCGTCTACCGAGAACTCTATCTTGACGAGACGGGCATCTACCGCCAGCGTCTTTGGCTCCCGGTCAAGAGCAAGGACAACAGCACTTCCTATCAGCCTGGAAGCGAAGTGTCTCCTATGCTGGCTGACAGTGGCTTCTTCCGAGGCGAGATGCCCTTCATCTGCTTCGGACCTATGAAGACAGGCATGAAGGTGCAGCGCCCGCCTATCTTGGATATCGCTGAGTTGAACGTCCTGCACTTCCAGCGTAGCGCGCAGTTGGCCCATGGTCAGTTCTACACTGCAACGCCAACCTATTGGGCGATTGCGCCTAACCTTGGCGATGAATTGCCTGAATACCGGGTTGGTCCTAATACCGTTTGGCTCGTAGATCAGCCTAACTCTTGCGGTATTTTGGAATACCGTGGCGAAGGGCTTAAATATCTTGAATCTGCTTGCACGCAACTTGAATCGCAAATGGCAAGCCTAGGCGCTCGCCTCGTGGTTGACCGCAAGAACACGGCGGGAGAATCCAATCAGGTTGCAGAGATGCGGGGCAAGGGGGAGACTTCCTTGCTTTATGAGATTGTAGACAGTGCAGAGAAAGGCCTGACAGAACTTTTGAAAATCTGGGTCCGGTGGAACGGGCGTAATCCTCAAGGCGTTGAAGTCAAGTTGAACCGTGATTTCGTTGATGCGGCGCTGGAATACCGCACTTGGTTGCAGTTGGACAGGGCACATGCAGCGGGTAATATTGATGATGAGACGTATTATCGCGTGCTATTTGAAGGCGAGATGCTTCCGTCCACATATGGCCCGGCCCAGGTCAAGAAGATGATTGACATGGCGCCGCAGTTGCGGGCAGATATGGCGCAAGAAGCACCCGCATAGGGCGGTGCCGTTCGCTTTTAATTTTAGGTAATCATGACACAGCCCAACTTCATGAAACTGGTCAACCCTGAAGTTGGCTTTCTTCCTATGAACATCGAATATGCGGCGAGTCTTAATCTGCCTTTTGTGCAAAAGGATGCGCTGGCCGATCTGAAAGGCGTTGTTGTCTGTGGCACAGCGCCGTCTTTGGTCAAGGCGTCTTCCCTGCGTGAGATTAAGCGGCTACAAGGTCTAGGCTATAAGATTTTTGCGGTTAAGCAGGCGATCCGTATCCTGCCGGAATATGGTATCATCCCTGATTTCTCTGTGGCGATGGACCCCGGAGAAAAGCAAATTAAGAAGACGCCCCTTGATCCACGCGTCACATATTTTGTGGCAAGTTCATGTCATCCAAGAATGTTCGATTATCTTTTAAAGGGCGGCGCAAATGTGGTGCTTTTCCATTCTGCTTGCGGTGCTGCATCTGAAAATCTATGCGAAATGGAAATCTATGAAAAATACTTTCCAGAAAATTGTAGCTATGAGAGTGTGGCTAGTGGCGGGTTTACCGTTGTAAACCGCGCTGTTGCTGTTGCTAGTTGGATGGGTGCCAAGCGCATTTGCATTGCAGGGGCGCCTTTTGGCTGGCGTGAGGATGAGGACTACTACGCGCCTACGGTTACTGAGCCTGCGGGCAACGCCTCAGGCCCTACGCTCGATGACCAAGCCCGAGTAGACGGCAAGCGGTGGTATTCCAAGGCAGACTTGCTACCCAGCGCCATGTCCCTTGCTCGTAAGGCTAAGGCCAGTCCAGGCAAGTTCGATTTTATCGGTGACAGCCTCGCGGCCTCTCTGGCCGCAAAGTCAGATGCTTTCCTAGAACGTGTTATTCCAAGCGGGAGTTAACCCCGCTTTTTGGCCCGCTGAGCCTGCGCGATGTTATCCACCGCGTTCGGATAGGGTCGGCCTGCCTTTTCAGCACGGCGCTTGGCTGCCGCTTTGTCTTGCGGGCTAAGCGCCGTGGATCGCTTGCGGGGGTTCTTCTTTTCCCAAAGTGGCTTGTCCATCACTTCTTCCCCTTTTTATCAGCGGCTTCCATTTGCCGCACCAACTTACCAGACCATGCTTCGCCAGCACGCCCGCCCCAAAGATTGATAGCGATTGCTCGCGCACTAGGGCCACCATCGGCTGGTTTAGCTTGCGGCGCATTGCCGTGCCGGTCAAAAAAGGCTTTCATACGTTTAGCCGTTTCGGGCGAAATATCCTTGCCTGCGGCCAATGTGGCAGCGCGGGCCACGCCAGAGCCAATGCCCTGCTTGCCTGCTTCTGCGGTAGTCAGGCCACCACGCCCATACTTACGGCGCTGTTCGAGCCCACGCTCAGCAGCGCTCTGCACGCCTTGCGGCGGCGTAAAATCAATTTTCTCATACTTCTTCGGCGGAGCCATGGCTTTTCCCTCATAAGGGTGTTGCATTTACCATATACAATGATCTAGGCACTAATAGTCAACCGTGCGGCTGAGCCGCGCCCGTATATCGCATCGGTTAACTGCGATCTCCTGTGGAGAATTTTCAATATGTTTATCCGGTCCCTTCAGAACCAAATGAATTATAATGCAGAAGGCGGTGGCGGTGCCCCCGATATTGCGGCTCTGATTGCCGCTGAAGTGGTAAAGGCCACCCAAGGTCTTAAGTCAAAGAACGACGAACTTCTGAACGAGGTCAAGGCCGAGCGCGAAAAGCGCAAGGCTTATGAAGTTCAGATTCAGAGCATGGGCAATCAAGAAGACAACAACAAGGCCCGCGAACTTATGGAGCGTATGCAGGCCGATGCGGACCTTCGCATGATTGTGGAGGGCGGCAAGGCAGCGTTTGAGGACGTGCTTACTCGCCGCACTAAATCCGTGGTCGGGGCTGAACGCGCCGCCAAGGAAGCCGCAGAGCGGGCAGCGCAGGAAGCCGCCGCACGGGCAGACGCCGCGCAAAACCGTTGGCGCTCTGAGCGGCTGAACTTTGAAGTGACTTCCGCCGTCAGCAAGGCCAAGGCACTACCGGAGGCCGCCGAATATATCCGTATCAAGGCCGAGCAGATGTTCCACCTTGACGATGAAACGGGCAAGCCTGCTTTGCGAGAAGGCGTTGACGTGATCGACCGCAGTGGTAATCCTCATACGCTTGATACGTGGGTGGAGTCGCTACGCGATACCAACCCGTTCTTCTTCGGCATCCCTTCTGGCGGTGGCGCTGGCGGGGGCAATGGCCGAGGCGGCGACCGCGCTCCGGTTAGGATCAACGCCACTGACGCCAAGGCAATCAGCGGCAATCTTGAAGCGATTGCGTCTGGCAAGGCAGTGGTCGCGTAAGCAAAAACAGATGCCTACGGGGCCTAAAACCCCGTAGGTATTGACTTTGTAGTTTACTTTACCATAAGAAAAGAGCGTTTACATTTCTTGCCCTTGTGGGGTCGAAATTAATTCCCGCCTCCCTTGTGGGTTGTGCGCGGTTCGCGGAATCCTTCGGGTTTCAACGGCGGGAGTGCCGGTAAACCCTATAAGCACAGGAGATTACTATGCCCAATAGTTTGTCAAACCTCATTCCCCGGCTTCTCGCTCGTGGTCTTCTTGCTCTACGCGAGCAGGCGATCATGCCGCGCCTAGTCAACCTTGATTATTCGTCTGAAGGTGCGATGCGTGGTTCCACCATCGACATTCCGATCAGCAACACCTTTACCGCCACCGACGTTGCCCCGTCCATGACCCCCGCTTCGGCTCAGGACAGCACCCCCGGCCTCGTGCAGATCGCCCTTGACCAGTGGAAGGAAGTTCCCTTCTTCATCACTGACAAGCAGCGTATGGAAATCATGGAGAGCGAATCCTTCCTCCCCATGAACGTCTCCGAGACTGTTCGTGCCCTAGCCAACTCCATGGACGGCTATATCCACAGCCAGTATGTGGACGTGTATGGCTACGTGGGCGTTGCTGGTCAGACCCCGTTCAGCACCATTGCTGACGTGGTGAATGCTCGTGCGGCTCTAAACCGCCAGCTTTCCCCCATGGGCAACCGCCGCATGGTCCTGAACCCGGATGCCGAGGCTCAGCTACTTCAGATTCCTGCTATGTCCGATCTGGAAAAGACCGGCGATCAGGAAGTGAAGATCGAGGGTATGCTTGGCCGCAAGTTCGGCTTCGACTTCTTCCAGTCCACCAACGTCGTGACCCACGTCGCTGGCACCGCCGCAAGCATCACCGTGGCTTCCACCACGGCCCTTGGCGCTACCTCGCTGGATATCATCGCCTCCGTGGCAGGCACCCTGCGCCGTGGCGACGTGTTCAGCATCGCTGGCAACACCCAGACCTACGTGGTGACTTCGGCCAACGCTACCTACACCAGCACCAAGACTGCTATCTCTATCAGCCCTCCGCTGGTGGCGATTGCATCTAGCGGTTCTGACGTGGCCAAGCGCGCTTCGCATGTGGTCAACCTAGCCTTCCAGCGCGAGGCATTCGCCTTCGTGAACCGTCCGCTGGCTGGTGTCGGTTCTGGCCCGGAACTCGGCTCCATCATCTCGCAGATGACCGACCCGGTGTCTGGCCTGACCATGCGTATGGAAGTGACCCGCCACAACAAGCAAGAGCGCTTTGCTGTGGACGTGCTATACGGCGCCAAGGCAGTCCGTCCTGCCCTCGCCGTCCGCGTCGCTGGCTAAAGCCAAGCGGCCTAATACAAGAAAGCCGGGCAGAAATGCCCGGCTTTTTTTGTTGGCTGGCGCTGTCAGGTAGAGGGTGTTGGGTCTAGTTTTTCAGGCCAATGCGCCGTTTGAGCGGGATATTTTGCACGAAAATCTTCTAGAATTTGCACCATAGTAATCAGTCCGGCATCAAGAGTTTTAATCCGGTAACTGAACCAGTCGCGTCTATACGGATCAATTCCCGCGCAATATGCGTCGTAAAACCAACGCCCTGGGCCTTCTGTGCCCTTCGGAGCACTCAAAAACAAAACTCGTCCTTGTCGGTTTGCTAGTGACGGGCGAATGTGGTCGCGCCAAATTTCTTCTGGCATGTGCGCCGCGTGTTCGAGCACGGCAAAATCAATATTTAACCCACAAAAATAAGAAGTTGATTCGTCACCGAACACCCGGATCGTACTCCCGGTAGGTTTCAGCACTAAAGACATATCGTGGTCGTTTACATTTTCAATTATCTCTTTTGGAATAGTGTCTAGCAACGGGTTCCACATTTTTGAGCGCGCCAGTTTTCGAGACCGCACCACGTAAATTACCATCCCGTTCTTGATAGACATAGCGGCGCGAAAAAGTTCGTGCATGGCAAGAAATGACTTGCCGGTAACAATACCCGCTGCGACTACTCGAAAGCGACTCTGGTTCGAGAACACATGTTTTTGCCACGGCAGCATTTGTGGCCCGTTCAGGGTTAGTTGAGGCGAGGTGTGTTGGGGTGTATCTGTCACTGATCTATTCCCTTTTTTGTTGGTAGAGGCGGTGGGATTTGAACCCACAATGCCGTGAGGCCATCAGATTTTGAGTCTGACGCGTATGCCAGTTCCGCCACGCCTCCTTAAAACTAACCCCACTGCGCTGCCATCGCCGTTGCAATACCCGTGAAAGTCTTGGATCGTTCTTTCCACCGATCAGGACTCGGGGGCATCCGATGGACGCGAGCTTCGCGCCCAGATACGATATTAGTCGGAACTAGGTTAGGCAACCCCTTCAACCACAAGCAAGTTGCTTTTGTTTCTCCGTGCCCGAATTGCCATGGTTGGATAATCTGATTTGGCTTACGAACCCTAGAAGAAATAATGCTAACCGGGTTCTCCAGAGCGATTCTAGCGATTGGAGCATCTAATAAAGCACGCACAAAGAGAAGGGCTTCTTTCTGTTCTTCTTGCTTCTCTTTGAACCATCTTGCGCCTGATACAGCTAGATGTGTGCAAGGGGGATGGGCGATCAGCAAATCCCACCCATCCTCTAGGATAGAGAGAACGTCTTGCTGAAAATGTTTTCCAGGGGTTTCAGTAGGGAGCAAATCACAAGACCACGCGTCATGCCCACGCTCTTTGAACGCGTCCCTTACAACGCCACTAAACTCACATGCTACCAAAACTCGCATCGCTTTCTTTCCTTTTAAGTTAAAAGCATTCATATCCCGTTTCGGTGGTATAGAACACCCGCTTTATCCCGAAGTCAGCAATGCACTTAGCGCAACCTAGACAGGGTTTAGCATTGCCCAAAATAAATTGCTCTCGTTTCGTGCTAGAATATTTGACCCGGCACACATATAGGTCCGCTTTTTTCAAGCTGTCTACGTCCACAACACGCAAAGCATTGAAAATGGCGTTTGTCTCTGCGTGCCAAAAAAGAGATTCAGGATTTTTCCCAAATTTGGCTTGGAACGGATGCGTCCGCATCTGGTTAGCACCAAACGATATAATCTCTTTGCCACGCACGATGGCAGCCGTCATGCGTGAACTTTTAATCGGAGCTACGTCTTCCGCAAGCGCACCCAGCGTATAAAAAATATTCTTGTGCATTTGTGTGCCTTTAAGTTTGGTATAAGCGGCAGGACTCGAACCTGCACCCAGCCTGTTATGAGCAGGCCGCTCTACCTAATTAAGCTACGCTTACTCTTCATCGTCTTCGTCGTCGTCTTCATGCTCGCCGTTTAACACGGCCATCTTGGCTTGTTCAAAAGCAAACACAAGCTCCATGTTGCTGATACCCCCCGCAAAGCACATACCCATGTCGCCGTCATTGTCGAAAAAGACAATGGCGGCCTTGGCAACGCCAATCTCAGCAAGGCGCTCTGCCTGCGCCATCAACTGCGACCTAGCGACTTCCTGCTTCTTGCGGGGCATATGTTATCCTCTCAGCGCGGCTTGTAGCCGCAGTCCCAAAGATAAGAGTCAATCTTATCCAGCGCATTCTTGGTGAATGCCTTGGCGTCAGAAAACTCATTTACGAACGTCAAATCAAATCCCATTTTATTCAGGTTGCCTTCGCTTCGCGGCTTCTTGGCAAAGACTTTCCTCCACCAAGGCATATTGGCCTGTGGGTCTACATCTGGCCGAGTGACCTTAACCATAAGGCCCGCCGAGAACATTTGCACCATATAATATTCGTTCTCAAACCGAATATCATCAATGACGACTGGAACGCCTGCGGCAATAGACGTGTGGATTTTGGAAGAAGCCACTTCAACCCAAAAATCTTCACCCATGCAATCGCGCGCCCACTGCGTTCCTAGCGTCTGCATAGCGTAGCGCGGCGTGTGTCCTGAGAGCCAAGGCGAGGCTTCCCCCTTGGAAGAACCCTCGATGCGTCGGGTAATCCCTTCGTCGTCAAGGCCCTGATAAGCCAAAAGAGCCCTCAACATGGCCTTTAGGCCATCAGCCATCTTGATCCGTGTGAAGCCCCGCTCGTAGATCAGCGCCTCTGCAAGCGTGCTTTTGCCTGCTTGCACATAGGGGCTATAAAGACCGATAACCGGAACTGGCTTAAACTTTTCCATAGTTTGCCTTCACCCCCACTCGTGGTTTATTTATGGCCACAGCGTCACCCCTAAACCAAGCAACGCCTGCGTCGTCTACTTCGACCAACTCGGGAGGTAATAGCACACCCCCACGCCATGTCAACACTGCAAACCCTGGCCGCGAATAGGAAGGCGCATCTTCAGCATATTCAAAGGCAGCATGGCGCTTGTGGCTCAGGAAGCCGCATTCTACGCCCCACCGACGCCCCCTGTAATCCTCAATGGGTGTCACTGTCAGGGCATGGGTATGCCCTGTCACCATGGTCACGCCTGCTACTACGGCGTTGTTGCGGGCAGCGCCTACGCCTTGGCGATGCTTGTGCTTGATAACCGTGTGCCCGCCAAGGATGTTTGCGTTGACGTGTAGGGACCACGACATTTTCCAATTCGGGAAATGATCGTGGAGGCGAAAGCCGCTGATACCCTTATAGTCTGAAGCCGTCAGAGCCAACTTATAATCAAATCGTCGGCAGTGGTTCCCGACCGTATAGAACTTAGGCGTCCCTGGCAGCAAAAGCCCTTCGATAGTAGCTAGGACTTCTTGACAGGCTTCGAGTTCTGATTTCACATCAGGCTTGCGCTCCCAACCCAAAGGGGGATGGCGAGAAAGCCCGGCGCCGTCAAAGAGGTCGCCGTTCATCACAAAGAAGTCAGGCCGCAAGGTGGGCAAGAGGGCATAGAGGGCTGCTTCTGCGGCTGTCACCCCATCCCCAGGCCACTTGTGGCGGTCGCTCACAATGACTGCGGTGCCGTCTTCGATAAAGTGGTTTTCCCGCAAAGGGTATGCGGTATCTCGTTCAGTCAAGTCATCCGTGATAGTGGGCAGCACGTAGCCTAAAGACTCAAGTCGGCTGCGCCTTGCGTGGACGTTGCGGATATGGATGCCAAGAGCTTTAGCCGTTTGGGTAGGAGAAAAACCATTTTCAACCCAAATGCGGGCGAAGTCTTCGGCTGACGTGACTTGCACTCAAAAACCCCTGTTTTACTTCAACATCTCTGCCGCATCAAAAGGCAACGATGCTAATCGCTTCGCCCATCCGCGACCGTGATTAGGCCACGTAGGCATTTTGGTCATTGCGTCAACGCGCATAGCATGGAAGCGTTCTGCCACGCCACTAGAAAACGACGCGGCGATGGTTTTAGGCCCGATAACCCCATCAACTGCTACATTCGCGGCCCCTTGAAGCCACCGAGAAGCAGCACCAACCCCGTTGTTTACTGCTGCATCAAAGACAAGAAGGGCTAAATCTGGCGGCAGTGAAGAACATTTTACCTTGTCCCAATAATCAGTTTGGTAAATATCTTTAGCCTGAGCAAGCGTCAGATTAGCAATGTCGATATGCGGGTATGCCCGTTTGCTAATGCCGTACTTGGTTTCACCACCTCTGTCGGCCAAATCATTTACATATCCACCTTCGTGGCCGATCAGAATCTCAAAAGCCTTATCAAATGCTGTCATGTGATTTTAAGAGACTTACCCTCGTTGTAGCGCGATAGCATGATATCAATAATCCGAGGACCGGAGTAGGATACGGCGATGATGACTGCGAAATTTGGAAATCCGGTCAAAGCAAAATAGTCAGCGATGCCTTTACCAATAACGCCCATGGCAATAGCGAGGGGGACTTCCCAAAGTAGGTTCCAGCCGCTCGGC